GAGGTAAAGTTGCCATAAACAATTGTTCCTGCCCCTAAAGTTGTAAGGAGGTCTGCGGAATTAGTTACATTAGTAGCAGTCAATGCCGAAAGAGTTGAATCCTTGAGGAACTGAATAGCTCCAAACGAACCAGCGGTTGCACCGTCGGCTGCATTGATTACTATTGAACCTACGGAGCTGAACTCCAGTGCGTTATTTCGTGAACTTGCCATAATTTGTATTATATCACAGGGGGTTAAGTGCTATCGGGCTTGCCGATTAACATAAGTTGAAAACTTTTTATTGATTGTATTGTTGTTTGCTTTTTTATCTAAACGCAATAATTCCATGTCAAGCATTGCATTAGCTTGATTAGCAGCCAGGGCTGCTTTTTCAGCTTGACCATCGCCAGTATAGAAATCTGAGAGTGCTGTATAAATAATGTAATCCACAAACTCACTAGGTATATTAGTGCTGTCAGGAGTAAAGTCAGCGGTTAATTGTTTTTTGTAAGTTACAAATACCGAAGTACTATTTGAAATTAAATTAATAATATGCGCTCCAGCAGAATCCACGTAGAACTCAAACTCTATTTCAGAGTTCCGCAGGAATGGCTGACCCCTATGTATACGAAGAAATTCACCAATGGTTTCTTTATTTGTTTGAGCATATGGAACCGTTGACGCTGGATCAGTTAACACTGATCTTGATTCACCAACAACCAGATACCGTGGCCAACTATCGGACTCATTGTAAGCACGATGCACTGCACGATTCAAAGAACTCGTCAAGAAGAACTCGTCAGCTGCAGTCAAGCTCTCCAGGCCAGCGATAGCCTGAAAAGCATTTTTGACTTCAACGAACGTAGAATCAGACGGCATTACTGAACGTTATTATTTAAAATAACCTCTGCTTTGTTTAATGCACTTCCGCCAGCTTGAACGTTGTGACGATTGAACTGAGTCATTGGACGATACTGCAGGACGTCGTGACGGAACTGACGGCTTTGGTTACGTACCTTGTCAATTTCAGAAATAAGAATTAACTCAGAATTTTGATCTTCAACCTGTGCTTTGTCAGTTTGTCCATCACCACGTAGGAAATCTGCGTAAGCACCAAAGGCGCAGTACTCAAAGAACTGATAAGGGATGTTTGGATTATCGGCTGATTCATCACCAAAGCTACCTGAAGTAAACTCACTATTGCCATCAGCAATAACATCCGTAAGGTCCTTGCGATATGTTACATAAACCTTTTTCTGGTGCAGGACACTAGGGTTAATAAGTTTGACGGACGGGTATCCAGTTCCGTTTAACTTTGAAACATACGTGTACTCTTCTGGGTAGCGGGTGTCCGTTGGGTCCGTTTTATGAATACGGAAAACAACATTTGAATTATTCGCTAGATTCTTTCCTGTTCCAAAAGTTTGTATTGTATTGTCATTTGTTGCTAGTAGTTCAAATTCCTCTCCAATTACGGTGAAGTCAGGCCAAGGATAGCGTTCAAAGCACGTACGGATACGGCGATTAACGGCTTGACGCAGAAATGATGCGTCGGTGGTTTCTAGGGATGCTAGCCCAGCAATGGACTTAAAGCGTTCCTCTAGGTTGTCATATGATAGTGTAGGGTAGTTTGCCATTGTTATTTATAGTTTATTGGGTGTTAGGTCTGAGAAATTCTTTTGGAAGTATTTCAGGAACTCCTTGGAGTGCACTGTTTCTTGTCCGTATTTTTTAATGAGTCGGAAGTACTCACGGTGCGGTATAGTTGCTACGCAACGACCTAGCACAGGGTGCACCTTTCCTTTTTCCTGCGTGGCTTCTTTACGAGCCTGGTCTACACGAGCTGCTTCTGTCCGTCGCTCAAGTGCAAATCCATTCTTAATTTCATTCATGAAAGCCTCGTCGACTTCCCCGTCTGAATACGTTGGTACTTTGTTAATTATTTCCATATTAAAAAGGGCGGGGGGCTTGCGCCCCCCAACCAGTCTTTAATTAGTTAAGGTCGCAGATTTCAAACTTAAGTTTGATTTCACCTGCAGTCAACTCATTGAGCGAATAAGGAGCATCGCTATCAGTATCAGGACTGAATAGGATATCAACGGTATCGGCAGTCGCATAGACTTTGCCGTTTTCATTGTCCAGTAATGCACCAGTATTAGCTACATATGTGATTTCAGTTGCATCAACGTGAATATCAGCAGCGAGTAGGTAACCATCTGCATCAGCTCCGTCTCCAACTGTAATCGTTAAGTCATCTCCAGAGCCACTGTCGTTGAAGGCAGTGACTAGTTTAGCTGATGCTTTTGTTACAAGAGAACCTGCAGGGATAGCATACGTGAATGTTTTAGTTGCACGGTCTGCTAGAGTACCAGCATTGGCTACTGAAAAATCTTCAAATGAGATTGTAAGTTCGTCAGTAAAACCTCCTGGGTTTTCGTTTATAGTTAATTTAGGCATGGTATTATATTTCCTTTGTTAGTTGGTAATTACTGAGTGATCTTACCGTGAGCTTGTGGCTGATATACACCTAAAGTCAAGGTGCAATCGCAGAATCCACGCTCTCCACCACCAAGGTTAGGCAGACGAGTTGAACCCATAGGGATCAGTTCATGTACACCGTAGTACTCAGGGTTGATAAGGTAGCCGTCATTGAAGCTAGTACCGCCAGCAAGTGTAGCAGGAGCAGTATCTGGGTTCATGTTGACGATGGACACCATGCCGTGATCACTTTGGTATAGCTCGACAGAGAGTTTAATCTCGGCCTTGTTACCGTCGTAGTTTACGGTGCGAACCGAGTTGTCACCGCCAGCAGATACACGAGCGAAGTCAGCGATAGTGCGACGAAGACCAGTGTCAGCAACAAGCATAAGGTTGTTGGAGTTACCAGTTTCACGATAGATCGAAGAGATCAGGTCGTTAAGTGCAGCTTCGCTGAATGCACCAGAAGTACTGATGTCGTAGATCGAATCAGTAGGAGTGCGGAAGTCAGCAGGAACGTCAGAAGGACCAGCGGAATCGATCCAGTCACCAAGACCACGAAGGCCGTAGGCTGTACCAGCACCATCTTCGATGCTGCGATCTTGTGTACCGATGAGTGTAGCTTCAACGTCACGCTTTAGTTCACGAATTGCTTTAGCTTCAGCTTGTGCAATCTTGGCTGGGCCAACGGATTCAACAGCGTCTTGCAGGTCAGAGACCATGAAGTCACGGCGGAATTTTTGGACGTAGTTACCAAGACGAGCACGGCCAGCGAACTTATCGGTGAATGCAGTAACGTCTGCGCCTTCTGTAACACCTGCAGTGCTAGGAGCAGAAAGAGCGTCAACGGTCCATTCAGTGAATGTAGCGCCAGACTTCTTTTTGGAAGCAGATGAAAGGACGGGAGTTTCTTCGGGAGCCAAGATGGTAAGTACATCTGAAAGCTCTTCACGATTAGAAACAGCCGATCCTTGATTTGTAGTATCGAATGTATTTGAGAATGCCATTTTATTTTATGGTTTAATTAATTTATTTATTTTGTAGTTGAAGAGTTCTGAGAGTAATGAAGTCATCTTTTTGTCCTGATTGCCTAAACTGAGTACTCAAGTTCTTGATTGATTTATTAGTGCGGCTAACGTTCTTTTCAGAGCCTGCGGCATTTGGAGTAGAAGTATTAGAAGGGTTTAGTCTTACGTTAGACTTTCCGTTCTTTATTTCTTTCCGACCGTAGATACTGTTAGCTGCGTGCGCTAGTAGATAGGGCATCTGTGCCTTTACGTCAGCGGGAAGGCTAGTCATCAATGTATCGACCCTAGGGTCTTTCATGATAGCTTCGTATTCACGCCGTGTATCGTTGTCCTCGCCTGTCATCCATGATAACTCAGCTTCAGCTTGAGCACTGAGGTGCTCGTGCATTTGTTTGCTTTGTTCAACCTTGTGGATTTCTTCCAAGCGGGCAGGGAGAAATTTGTCTCTGGCTTTACGTGCCTGCAATAAAGCATTGCGAACGTCGGCCTTTGTCATTTCTCTACCTTCTACTTCTGTGACTACATCATCAGCTTCATATCCATCTGCGTTGAACATAATGTCCTCCGCCCATTCAATGACGTTACTAGCATCCGTTGCTTTGCCTTGTAGATCCTCTAAAGTTTCTACGGAATCAAACGGATTGTTCTTAACTTCCTTCTTGGGCTGCAGTGGATTGCTTTGCTCGGCAGAAAGTCTAGCTTCATATTGTTGTAGCTTTTCTTCTGCTGCCTTACGTTTAGCTGTGAGTTCTCCAAAGCGGGCTACTGCACGGCTGCCTAGCTTGTCAGCTAGTTCCCGCAGGTCCTCTTCGGACATTTCGTCTAAATCAATCTGAGAAAGAACTTGCTCTTCTGATTCAGCGCTGGGTTCCTTGTCTTCAGTACTCTCGTCTGATTCTTCGGCACCTTCTTCTGTTTCAGTAGCAATTTCGTCAGCAACCTCTTCCTCAACCTCTGGAGTCTCTTCCTCCTGTGGTTCAGGGGCTGGTTGCCCTAAGCGTTGGATCGCAAAATCCTCCGCTGATATATTTGTTTTTTCTTCCGCTGTAGAGTTTTCGGTTTCAGCGTCTCCCGTTGTGACTTCGTTGTTCATATAATTCCACTCTTCAACGCCGAGCGATAGCTATGTTTTGCATTATAGCACACAAAATATGTGCAAGAAATTACTCCGAAGGGGAATGCTTGCCCCAGGTAGACATAGTTAGGATCTGGTCATAACTAAGTATACGTCCTGAAAGTTGTTGGATCTTGTCCGTAGGGGACTCGTACATCTCTGCAATGCACTCCTCCCGCATCTGCTTTACAAAATCTATAAAGCGGTTAAATGAATCGTGCCGTTTAAGGTGCTCGATGTCTTCTTCGATTTTAGGTTTTTCCATATTAGTATTGTGGCATATCTTGAGTGCCTACTTCTCCCATCTGTGCAGGGGTAGTACCTATGCGACCAATCTCAGCGTTCTGCATTTGTTGCATCTGGAACTGATATTGACCTGCGTACTTTTGCAAACGTGCAGCAAAAGATTCGTCTTGCTGTAGCCTCTGTTGAATGTCTGGCTGCTGACCGTACTGCTCTAGGACTTGCATGGCAATCTGTCCTCCGCTTGCACGTGCTGGCATTTCAATGCCAGAGAATATCTTAGTCAGGTCATCGGTGACATCCTTAACTACTTGCTGCTGTGCATCCTCGACAGGTGTCAAGACGGAGTCCGCAAGGATAGGATCTATAGATCCTGCTAGTACAGCAATCAACCTGTCAACGTCTATACGCCCGTTGCGGTCAAGCTGTATAAGCTGCGTCATCTGCGCTAGCTTTACTTCCTGAGACTTGGGGTCTGTGTTTAGTACGTCGTAGTTAATTGTAATATCGAAGTTTGCATCAGGGTCACCTCGGTCCATAACTTGTGGATCAGGTACACCTGTTACACGGAAGAACATTTCATCTGGTCCAAATCGCTGGAAGCAACGGTAAGCCATGCGCATTACTTCTGCGTTGTGCTGCAAGAACTTGTCTACTAAGAACTGCTTGCGTACACTTGAGATCTGAGAGTTCTCGTCTAGTCCTACCAGGCGGTCTGCTTGTGCAGACTGGTTGATCTCCATTTCGACTGAGCCTGAGTTGTAAGCAGGGGTAGGCGCAAAGTCCAGGTCGCCCTTACGGCGATACGGAATCATTCGTCCTGGCCCCCAGTCGCTGGGTGCCTGTCCTACTGGGTGCAGAATTGGAGGCAGGGTCGCTAGACTATTGCGGTCAATCCTGGAGTCACGCTCTACCTTGACTTGGTTCTGTATACCACGAAGAAGATCTGGGATCGTAGTCGTGTCGTATAGACGCTTGCTGTCCTCGGACAGCTTCGTAACTACAACTGGATAGTCTTCGTAGCCGTTGAGTAGTTCACGCTTTGCGTAAGCAGGTGCCTCGTTGTTGTCTCCGCTGTACTCCTTGTGGAATACTGTGCAGTAGATCCCTTCGGATCCATCTTCAGGGTCGACCAGCCGTTGGTACGCATACACGATTTCTATTAGTTCATTTGCTTCGTAAGCGTTATCGGTCAAGCTAATACTACGGCGGCCTTCCTGTTCTCTTTCAATGCTGTCAATGTTTACCCCTCGGTAATGCTCAATGATGTAATCAACAAAGTCTGCGTCCCAGCCTGCAGTTGCTACTTTGTTTTCAAGTTCTTGAGCTGTATAGTAAGTCCTCCAGAAGCAGTAAGGTGCTCGCTGCGGATCAGTTACATACGGAGGGAAGAAGAAGTCCCCGTCTGGGGCTAGTGTCTTGATTTCTGGTGCGTTGATCTGCCTTCGAACAACAGGAAGCTCGGCCTCGCCTGACTTCCTCAGTTCCTTCAGTGCTTTCTTTGCACGCTTTTCTGTGACTCCTTCAAAAATGTTTTGCAGAATAAAGACCAGCTCGTCGTCTTTTTCACCTGACTGCACTGCCCCAAAAATATTTGGGTCAAGTTCCGCAATCTGTTCTAGTGTTAACTTCTGCAGGAACTGGCGGTCCTCCGTGTGCCATCCTACGTAAGTAATTAAGAGGCCTCTCTCTAGTAAGTAGTTAGCCCCTAGTTCCATTTCACGCTTATAGCGTGGAATATATCCACTGGTAGTCATCCACTTTAGGAACGAAGACACGATCTCTGCACGAGAAATATCGCTAGATTCTACGGGGTACGCACGAATGTTTGCACGATTAAGCGAGGACATAAACAAAGAGACCAGGCGTGTAATGCGTTCGTCAATTACGTGGCTCTCTGTGTCGGATGCGCCTTCCCAAGGGAATGCGTCTGCTCCGTGCTTGCGGTGATCACGGCTCTTGCCTGGCCACCAGTTCCTGCGGTCGTCGTAACTAGTACGGCATAAATCAAAGTAGGACTCTAACTCGTTGACGGTTTCATCGTAGGCATTACGCAGTGCGTTAATATCTGGAATTGCATCAACATACGTCAAGGCTTCAAAAGTAGATTTATTTTGCATTTAATTTTGTTCGGATTGATTTTGTCATCTC